TCGGTTCGCACACGATCGAGCTGCAGCAGACGGTCAACGGGACCACCTCTGCGCTGTCCATCGTCTCCGTCACCGGGGAGCTTCCTCCCCCTCCCACCATCACCTCACCACTCGACGGGTCCACGTATCCCTACGGCGGCCAAATCACCGTCGTCGGGACGGCCCTTCCGGCGGCGAGCGTGGACATCCTATGGGACAGCGCGCTCATCGACACGGTCACGGCGGACGGCGGTGGCGTCTTCGGGATATTGCTCTCTCCCCAGTCGGGAGAACACACGATCGAGGCGCAACAGACGGTGAATGGAACCACATCCCTGCCGTCCAGTGCGATCAATGTGACGGGCCAGGGCGACGAGTAGCGGAGTAGGCACACCCACCCATGCCCCTCTCCTTCCCCATCATCGAGTCCGCCCTGGTCGCCTTCATCGAGACCGCCTCCGGCCTCACGGGCAAGGTCGCCCTCGCCATGCAGACGGCGCCGCAGCTGGCCATGCCCTACGCGACGGTTCGTATCACCGGCCCGCGGCCGGCGGGCGGCCCCTGGCCACGCATCATCCAGAGCTACGACGCCGCGCAGCCGGTGGGGCAGGAGGTCTCACTCCAGGCGGTCGTCGACGAGGAGCTGACCGTCTCGATCCAGCTATTCACGCCCCTCACCTTCGGAGCGGCCTCGGCGCGTGCGCTCATGGCGCAGCTCCGCATGGCGCTCGCACTTCAGAGCACGCTCGACCCGCTCCGGGACGCTGGCTTGGCCCTGGTGGACGTGGGCGACATTCACGATTTGTCGGCCATCCTCGAGACAGCTTTCCAAGGGCGGGCGGCGCTGGACCTCCGGTTCCTCGTCGCAGATGACCTGACGGAGCGGACGGGATACGTGGGGAGCGTGGGCGTTTCCGGGACGGTGAGCGGCGATGGGTCAAGCGTCACAGTGACCAAGACGGTGTCAGGAGGCTAGAGATGCCCGCGAGCGACGTGGTGGACGTTCAGATCATCGCCGAGACGGGCGGCCTCTCGGTCCCGGGCTTCGGGACGCCGCTCATTCTGGGAGGCTACTCGAAGACCTACCCGGAGCGGGTTCGGTTCTACTCGGATCTGCCGTCGCTCGCCGCCGACTTCGCGGCCGGCACGCCGGAGTACCTCGCGGCGCAGGCGATCTTCGCCCAGATCCCGCACCCGACGCGGCTCGCCGTCGGCCGCTGCGCCCTTCCGCCGACCCAGCGCTGGACGGTGACACCACTCGACCCCGCAGGGCCCGAGGCGACCTACAAGATCTGGATCGGCGGGGTAGCCTACAGCGCCACCGGGAACCAAGAGGCGGGACCGAGCGGCGTGGTGGCAGACCTCATTCCCCTGATCAACGCCGCGACGGCGACGCATGGGCTCACCGCCAGCGGGACGGATACGCTCGTCTTGACCGGAGAGGAGGGCGCCTGGCAGCAGGTCAAGGTCGACGACGTGAACCTGCTTCGCATCGTGCAGGACCACGCCGACCCCGGGATCGCGAGCGACCTCGCCGCGATCGTGCTCGAGACGTCCGACTGGTACGCGCTCGTGAACCCGTGGAACTCGACGGCGGAGGTGCTCGCTATCGCAGCGTGGGCCGAGGCGAACGGGAAGCTCTTCCTCGCCGAGACCCAGGAGACCCAGGTCGTAGACACGGCCGACGCAGCGGCCACCGATGTCGCGCACCAGCTAAAGGCCCTCGCGTACAGGCACACCGCCTGCGTCTACGACCCCGACAACGGCGCGTTCCTCGGCGCCGGCATGCTCGGCGCCTGCCTGCCGCTCGACCCGGGCTCGGAAACGTGGGCCTTGAAGACGATCGCGGGCGCGCCGGCGCGGAACCACACGGCGACGCAGCTCGCCAACCTGCGCGCGAAGAACTGCGGCTGGTACTACACCATCTTCGGCCGGAACGTGACGATGCAGGGGAAGACGGCCGACGGCGAGTTCATCGACACGATCCGATTCATCGACTGGCTCACGACGGACATCCAGTCGCGCGCATTCCTCGCCATGGCGAACGCGAAAAAGATCCCGTACACGGACGCGGGCGCGACCATCATTCAGGGCCAGGTGCATGCCTCGCTCGCGGCCGGCGAGTCCGTGGGCGGGCTCGTCCCAGGCTCATCCAGCGTCACCGTCCCGAAGGTCGCGGCCCAGAACCCCAACGACCGGGCGAACCGCTACATGCCGGGCGTCGCGTTCACCGCGAGCCTGCAAGGCGCTGCTCACCTCGTCCAGATCCGCGGCACCGTCACGGCGTAGGAGATCTCCATGGGAATCCACACCCACGACCCCGGGCGCATCGTGATCACGGTCGGCCCCTTCATCGTCAGCGACTACGCAGATGGCACGTTCGTGAAGGTGAGCCGGGCGGAGGACACCTTCAAGACCGTCGTCGGCGCCGACGGGGAGGCGACTCGGGTGCGGTCGCGGAACAAGGCCGGAGCCATCGAGATCACCGTGAAGCGCGGCTCCCCGACCAACGACTACCTCTCCGCGCTCGCCATCAGTGACGAGGAGATCGGCATTGGCATCGTCCCGACCATGGTGAAGGATCTCAACGGCACGTCCCTTCACGTCGCGCCCCAGAGCTGGGTCAAGAAGCCGGCCGAGGCGGACTATGGCAAGGAACTGAGCGACTGCGCATGGACGATCGAGACGGGCAACCTCATCACCTTCGTCGGTGGGCTCGTCCTCTAGCGCCATGCCGGAGCCACTCCAGATCATGATCGACGGAGCGACCTACCACATTGGGCCGCTACCGCCGCGCCGGGCGCTCAAGCTCGGGAACCGCGTCATGCACGCGGCCGGGCCCGGCCTTGTCGCCCTCATCGCGAGCATGGACGGCGCCAAGAGTCTCGGTGACCTCGACGTCTCCTCGCTCGGGTCCGTCGTTAGCACCGTCTTCGACCAGCTCACACCAGATGAGCAGGACGCGATCATGGCGGAGCTGCTCGCCACCGTCCAGGTCGTGAACGGCGACCGGCTCGTCCCCGTGCTCCCTATCTTCGATGCCCACTTCGCCGGCCGCCTGCCGGCCGCGCTCGAGCTCACGTGGGAGGCCCTCAAGCTCAACTACACAAGTTTTGGTCCCGCCCTCGCCGGGCTCGTCACCAAGGCGGGGGCGAAGTCGAAATCAAAGGAATCGATCACCTCCTCGCCGAATGGCCCGTCTGGCGCCTAGTCGAGGCCCAGCGCGCGACACTCGAGGAGATTGACCGCCACTGGACCCTCTCCGACGTGCTCGACGCCAACGATGTCCTTGACGCGGTCGCCGAAGCGCAGGCGGAGGCCGCAAGGAAGGCGAGGCAAACCCCGTGATCCTTCGAGAGCTCTTCGCCTCCATCGGCGTCAAGCCCGAACAGTCCGGCTTCCAGAAGGCGGACGGCATGATCGGGTCGCTCAAGATGGCGCTCGTCGGGCTCGGTGTAACGCTCACGGCGGGTGCGGTCTACAAGGGATTGAAGGGCCTCGTAGACTCCACCTACCACGCCGGCTACGAAGCGCGCCGCGCGGGGGAGCGCGTTGGCGTTGCGGCTGGTGCGCTCCAGGAACTCAAGGAAGCAGCCGACGACGTCGGCATTCACGGGGGCTCTGTAGAGCAGGCGTTGCGGTTCGTCGGTCGGAACGCCTCCGAGGCGGCCAACGGTTCAGGCGCGCTGCAGTCGGCCTTCAAGAAGCTTGGCGTGAGCGTGAAGGACAGCTCGGGGCACCTCCGCAAGGCGGACGATCTGCTCATGGACCTGTCGGACGCCTTCGTCGCCATGCCCGAAGCAGAGCGACCAGCAGCGGCCATGCGTCTCCTCGGCCGGACTGGCGGCCAGATGCTTCCGCTGCTCATCAAGGGGAAGGCTGGCATCGCGGCCATGCGCGAGGAAGCGCGGGCCACCGGGCTCATCATGGGCGAAGACGCGCTCGACGCCGCCCAGGACTACCACAAGGCGCTCGACGGGCTCGGCGACACGACGAAAGGACTGAAGTTCTCGATCGGCATACCCCTCCTGCGGGTCGTCGCCGAGAACATGCGGGCGCTCACAGGATGGATCGAGAAGAACCGCGCCCTCATCCGCGACAAGGTCGTCGAATGGGTGACGCGGCTCATCTCGGTACTGAAGGCGATGATGAGTCTCGTCCATGGAGCGGCGGAGGGGATCTCCGTCTTTGTTCGGTGGCTCCACGAGGCCGCGAAGGGCTCGGAGGCCCTCCGGTGGGCCTTCGTCGCGCTCGGGCTTGGAATCGCGTGGGCGCTGGCTCCGGGCACCGTCGCGATTGTCGGCCTCCTCGGGCTTCTCGAGGAGGTTTGGGGATGGGTGACGGGGAAGCGGAAGACCCTGCTCGAGGATCTCATGGGGCCCTTCGCGGAGGCCAAAAAGAAGTTCAGCTTGAGCAGCATGTTCGACATCAAGGGAAACCTCATCTCGGACAAGAACCCCATAACCGCTGCGCTCAAGGGTTGGATGACCTTGCTGCTCCACATGGAGGAGGTCATTCACAGGATCATGCGCGCCTTGTTTCTCGAGGGCGGCATCAACGATGAGACAGCCTACGCGCTGAAGCTCAGCGCGGCGGTCAAGGCGAGCGGTCACCCGATGACCGATCTCCGTGACACGCGCCGCAAGGATCCGCGTTGGCATGACCTCGTCCAGTCGGGGAACTTCGACGCGATCCGAAAGGAGTACGGCGCCGGATGGTCTCCGTATCCAGGAGCGAAGAGGGAGCCGGGGCGCCCGTTTGAAGAGCTTTCTAGCGAGCGACAAAGAGAGCTTGGGGAGCAATGGCGGAAGGAAGCACAGGACAAGCGGCTCTCGTTCTGGGCAGCCCGAGAGTTCATGGCGAAGCAGCGCGAAGAATACGGCACCGTCATACCAGGCGCGCCCACCATGCCCTTCGCCCAGGGCACGCCGCAGCTCGGCCCCGGCTCGACCTTCAACTTCCAGTTCGGCGACATCGTCACCCCGTCCCCCGAAGCCTTCACCAACTACGTTGAACAGCACGTTCGGCGCGTCCTCGTCCAGGAGTACGGCGAGGCCCAGACGGCGGGCAACAGGTGAGCACGCAGATCATGTGGCTCTCCGGCAGCTCCGCCAACCTCCTCGCGCTCGACGCTGCCCTGCACGTTGACGAAACGCTGACCGCCCAGGTCACGGAGCATCCGCTCGAGAGCGGCGCGGTGGTCAGCGACAACGTCATCATGAAGCCCAGGGCCCTGAAGATCGAGGGGCTCATCTCCGCGACCCCCATGCCAAAGGTTGGGGTCCAGACGAGCGATGGTCGCTACACGAGCGAGTACGAACAAGAGGCGTTCTCGAATGAGCTTGTGACCATCGAGGCGCAGCCAGGCTCGCGACCGGATCCGACACGGCCGCAAAGCGCCCTCGAGACCTTGCGCGCCATTCACGCGGCGCGCATGCCCGTCTCGATCGGCACCGGGGCGAGCGAGCAGAACGGCCAGATCTCGACCAACGTCTACGACAACATGATCGTCGAGACCCTCGAGATTCCGCGCGAGCAGAACACGGGCGACGCTCTGCATTTCACCGCGACGCTCAAGGAGATCATCATCGTCTCCTCCCAGACCGCGCCGCTTCCGAAAGTCACGAACGGCAAGAGCGGTAGTCAGGCCCTCGGGAAGCAGGCGACCACGGCCGCGCCCTCCAACATCATCCCTGACAGCCTATGGAAGTCGGGACTGCGTCCGACGGTCGGAGGAGTCCAAGAGACTACGCCGTTCGGTCTTCCTATCGGCGTCACGCCCAAGTGAGCACGCTCGTCCTGCCCGCTGTCAGCACCTACTCGAGCTATGACTTCCAGGTCCAGCTCGAGGGCGCGTGGTATCGGGTCGGGCTCTACTGGAACAGCCGCGACGGGTACTGGTTCCTCTCGCTGCGTGACGGGGTCGAGACTCTCCTCGTCGCCGGCCGCAAGGTGGTCCTCGGCGCGAGTCTGTTCGGCCGGAGCGTCGATCCACGCTTGCCCCCGGGCTGGCTCTTCGGCGTGGACACCAGCGGCCAGGGCATCGATGCCGGGCGAGCCGATCTGGGCGGGCGCGTCATCCTCGCGTACATGGAATCGACCGGCCCATGAGCGTCCAGTACAAGCGGGATGGTTGGGTCCAGATAGGCACGCATGCCTTCAAGGGGCTCCACCTCAAGTTCCACGTGAAGAAGAGCCTCGACGCCGACCCCAACGCCGCCGACATCCAGGTCTATGGCCTCTCACCGGCGAGCCGCGCGCTCATCGGCTCGGTCGACATGGTGACGGCGCCGAGCACCCCAGCCCAGACCATCCTGCTCATGGGCGGTTACGAGGACGCAGTTCAGCTCCTCTTCCTCGGCAACGCCAAGAGCATCGACCACGCGAAGGAAGGGCCAGACTGGGTGACGCACATCCGTTGTGGCGATGGCGAGCTCGACTACCAGAGCGCTTTCTCGAGCTGGTCCATGGGGCCAGGCACGACGCTCGCCCAGGTCATCACGCGGCTTGGCGCCGACCTGTGGCTCGACACGAAAACCGCCATGACCCAGCTCGCCGCGCTCGTTCCAGGGGGCATGAAGTTCCTGCAGGGCTACTCCGCGCACGGGCGCACCGTGCGCGAGCTCGACCGCGTCACCGACAAGGCCGATATCGAGTGGTCGATCCAGGACGGGAGCCTCCAGCTCCTCGCCGAAGGCACCGGCCTGAAGGAGGCCGCCAAGGTCATCTCGGCAACGACCGGCATGGTCGGGAGCCCTGATCACGGGAAGCCACAGCGCGAGGGCGAGGTCTCGTACCTCAAGGTCAAGTGCTTTCTCGATGGGTCGATAAGGCCTGGCCGCTGCATCCACCTCGTCTCGCAGTCGACGACCGGGGACTACCGCTGCGAGCGTGTCGAGCACCAGGGCGAGCTCGCTGGCCCGGCCTGGTACTCGGAGGTGCAGATGGTCCCCTGGGGCTCGGCCTCGCCAGTTCCGGCGGCATCCGCATCACAGGCGGAAGAGGGCGCGCCCGAGTGAGCGGCGCAGGCTGACAGCGCCCCTCGAACGGCGATACGTGCATGCTGTGGCCGCGCCCCTCAACCCGACGCTCGCGAGCGTCATCCGCCATGCCATCGACGAGACCGTGGCCGATCTCCGGGTCGCCATGCCCGCTCGGGTCGAGCGCGTAGACCTCTCGAAGGGCCTCCTCGACGCGAAGCCCCTCGTGAAGGACCGAGTCGAGATCCCTGGCAAGAAGGGCACCCAGGTCATCTCCATCCCCGTCGTGACGAACGTGCCGGTCATCTGGCCGGGCGCGGGCGGCATGCGCGTCACCTTCCCGATCGCCGTCGGCGACATGGTGCTGCTGGTCTTCTCGGACCGCTCGCTTGACGTCTGGCTCGCGCAAGGTGGGGAGGTCGACCCGCAGGACGCGCGCAAGCACGCGCTCTCCGACGCGGTGGCCATCCCGGGCCTGCGCGACTTCGGGCATCCCTGGTCGGGTGCCGCCGACGACGGCATGACCCTCGGCGCCGACGACGGAATGCAGCTCAAGATCACGCCCTCTGATGCGGCTTTTGACGGGGGCTCGACGCCGGTGGCCAAGGAAGGCAGCGGCACCACGGGCCACGTCCACGTCCTCGCCGGCACCGCCGGGCCGTTCGCTCTGGCCGGGACCGCGGTGTTCATCACGGACACCATCGCCGCAGGGGCCGGGTCGCAGAATGTGAAGGTGCCGTAAATGGCGCTCCCGACCCCCGGAGCCCCGGACTGCAGCTCGGGATTTTCGTCGCGCGTCTTCGGGGACTGGACCAACGACGCCTCGGGGCAAGGGAATGGGCTCGTCTCTCCGCTCGAGGGCACTGCAGCCGGCGCGGTGAAGAGCCTGTGCTACGCGATCACGAAGGCCATCTCCGACGAGCTGACGGCCGACGCGGCGGAGATCGGGGGCGGTGGAACAGGGGCGAGCACGATCACGGTGGCGTGCGATCCAACTGTGAACGTGGGCGATCTCGTGGCGCTCTCGGGTGGCGAGGCGGTCCTCGCAAGCGCGGCGGACATCGCGAAGCTCCCGGTCGTCGGATGCGTCACGGCGAAACCGAGTTCCGCTCAGGCAACTGTCCAGATCGCGGGGCTCGTGTCGGGCCTCTACAGCGGGCTCGCGCTCGGGGCCATGTGCTTCGTCGGGGTGAACGGCAGGCCCGTGGCCGGTCCGCCTGCGCCCGCGCCTGGCGGTGACGTCTTCTTGCAGGCGATTGGCGTGGCCCTCGATGCGGCGACGCTCCTCGTCTTCCCGGGCATGATCATCTCGCACATCTACAGTGAACCAGTGTTTACCTGAGGAGGAAGAACATGGCCAAGAAGAACCTGAACTCGATCCTGCGTGACGTGAGCCAAGTGAACGGAGCGGCCGGGCCCGTCGCGGCAGCGCCGGACAACGGCAGTGCAATCATCCCTCCGCCTCCCCCGGCTCCACCGAAGCTCCTCGACCCGCTCAGGATCGAGGAGGTGACGCTCCTCAAGCTGACGAGGGCGATGGAGAAGGAGCGCGCCGCGCGCATGGAGCTCCAGGTCACCTCGAGCGCCCTGAACGGCCTCTTCCACGAGTGGCTCCGAACGGATCCGCGGGCGCAGGAGGTGAACGGCAAGATCGTTGCGCTCCAGGCTGAGCAGCGGGCGGCGGAGAAGACGTACCACGAGCTCGTGGGGCAGATCGGAAGCGAGCTCAAGATCGATATGAGCCTATACGCCTTCGATGACGACACGGGCGTCCTCTCGAAGCTGCCGGAGCCGCCGCAGCCGGAACACGCGCACCCCCACCCGGCACCAGCGCAGTAGCGGGAGCATCCCATGGCCGTTCGCAGATTCTTGTTCCAGGCGCTGGCGGCCGGGACCGCATACCTCGACTCGTCTCAGGACTCGGACGATGCGCGGCTGAACAGCTTCCTGGTCACGATGGCCCCCGGGACGGGGACGGCCATCGACCTCGCCACGAACGACATCGCGAACGTCCGCAAGCTTTCCCTCGTGACGGGCGTCGCGGGTGTCACGATCGACGGTGGCGGCCAGCGCGCCGCGAACTTCGCCGCCCCGGTGAACGGCGGCGACCTCGTCACCAAGACCTATGCCGACGGCATCGCGTCGGGGCTCGATTGGAAGGCCACCGTCCGGGTTGCCTCGACTGCCAACGTCACGGTGTCCGCACCGGGCGCTGCCATCGACGGCGTGACGCTCGCCGTCAACGATCGCATCCTCTTGAAGAACCAGACGACTGCCTCGGAGAACGGCATCTACGCCTTCCAGGGCGCAGCCGTGCCGATGACGCGGACCACGGACGGCGCGGCCGGGCAGCTCACGTCGGGGGCGGCGGTGTTCGTGTCAGAGGGCAGCAACGCGGACAACGGGTGGACCCTCGCGACCAACGACCCCATCACAGTGGGGACGACCTCGCAGGCGTGGACCCAGTTCACCTCGCTCGGCCAGGTGACGG